GAAGATCTGGGGCTCGCAAAGCCTCCCAAGGGAATTCATCCGCTCGATAGGGAGGTAGTGCGTAAGCGCTTTGCAAAAGTGACTTCGTGGTTCGCCCAGGAAAGGGTGCGTCAGGCCGATTTCCGGCGTGAGTCGATGGCTGACCATGAGTTCTATGATGGCCCTGGACAGTGGACGCTGGAAGAGAAGGCGACACTTGCCAAGAGGTCACAGGTTCCCATCACGTTCAATCAGGTAAAGCCGACGGTCGATTGGGTGCTGGGGACCGAAAAGAAGATCAGGGTTGACTACCGGGTCTTGCCCAGGGGTGAAGAGGACGCCAAGAGCGCGGAGATGAAGACGAAGCTCTTCAAGTACGTCTCCGACGCGAACAACGCAGGATTCAAGCGGTCGAAGTCATTCGCCGACGCAGTGCTGGCTGGGGTAGGATGGATCGATCACGGGATCAATTCAGACCCCGACAATGAACCGCTGGTGGTCTCTTATGAAGACTGGCGATACGTTTGGTGGGATACGCTGGCAGTCGAGGACGACCTGAGTGACGCCCGTTACATCTTCAGGGGCAAGTGGGTGGACGAAGACGTTGCCTGTGCCATGTTTCCGGATAGGGCGGATGTTATCCATGCTTCTGTTATCAGCGGAACTTTGGGTTTTGGGTATGAGATATTTTCCGAGATGGCAGACCCTGCCGTTGATCCCAAGATGTCCGGAGGGATGCCCCGCAACGCGGAAGGGGTGAGCCCTCAATATACCGGGTTCTTTGGGTATATCGGCACACAGACCGCAGTGGAGCCTAGGGACAGAGTGTTCCTGGTTGAGTGTCAGTATCGAACCCCGGCGAGAAAGAAGATACTGAGAGGCAAGGAACTGGGCACGCTCCAAGGGATTACGTACAACGATCAGATCCCGGAGCACTTGAATCTGGTGGAGCTGGGAATTGGGCAGCCTGTCGAGTCAACCGTGATGGAGATGAGGCAGATGATCTTCACCGGCGATTCTGTCTTGCAGGACGGGGAGTCGCCGTACCGACATAAGCGTTTCTCCCTGGTGCCGATCTGGGGATTCAAGCGGAAGAAGGACGGCACGCCCTACGGCATCGTCCGAAACCTCCGGGACCCGCAGAAGGACCTGAACAAACGCCGGTCGAAGGCACTCTATCTCCTGTCAGCCAACCGGGTAATTGCAGACGACGATGCGATAAAAGACACGGATCAGAGCTGGGATGACATCGTTCAGGAGGCGAATCGTCCCGATGGATTGATCAAGATGAATCCAAAGAGTCAGCGCGGGATCGAGATCCAGAACGAGACCAACTTGGCCAAGGAGCACGTCGCCCTCATGGAGCAGGACGAAAAGTACATCCAAAGCGCGTCAGGGGTGACTGATGAAATGATGGGCCGGGACACAAATGCTGTATCGGGGAAGGCGATCCGGGCACGGCAGGAGCAGGGCGGTGTCGTGACGACGGCCTTCTTTGATAACAACCGACTGGCCTTTAAGCTGTCCGGCGAGATCATTTTGTCGATGATCGAGCAGCTCTACACACAAGAAAAGAAGCTCCGGATCACCGGGGGCGAGAACGGCAAGATGCCTGAGTTCATTGAGATCAACAAACTTGACCCGGATACGGGCGAGGTCATAGGCGACATCACGGCAAGCCAGGCGGATTTCGTCATTTCCGAGCAGGATTACTCCGCGACGATACGGGAGGCCATGTTCGAGTCAATGACAGAGATCGTCAAGACCATGCAGCCCGAAGCGTCGATCCAGATCCTTGACCTCGTGTTTGAGCTGTCTGACCTGCCAGGTAAAGAGAAATTCGTTGACAGGCTTCGCGCTTTGACAGGTCAGAGGGGGACCGAGGGGGTGCCTACTCCCGAAGATCAGGCGGCAGATCAGGCCAAGGCAGCAGCGGCGCAGCAGCAGGCAGAGGCGCAGAACGCGATCCTTCAGACGCAGCTTGCAGGCGAACAGGCAAAGGTAAAGAAACTCGAACAGGAAGCCCAGCTTATCGCCGCGAAGATCAAGACCGAGTCCGTCAACCAGCAGGTGAGTGCTGCGGGTGTCGATTATGACAAGGAAAAGCTCCGAATGGAGAAGGCCGATACCCTGAACACCATCCAGCAGAGCGAACACCAGCGAACCATGCAGACCAATGATCATAATTTCAAAGTGGATTCCACAGCGCATGACCAGGCAATGAGTGAGCTGAGCCAGGAGGCGAAGGCGAAAGCCGCCGAGCATGGACAGATGATGACCGAACGAAGCGCGATGAATACCGAGAAGGCAGGCGAGCATGGACGGAAGATCGAGGAGCAGCGTCTGGCCCTGGACGAAAAGATGATCAAGCATAAAGACACGGCAGGTAGATCCATTGAAAGGGGACTGAAAAGCAACAACCATAAAAAGTAAGGGCAGTAATTAAAAATCAGGGTTCATCCAAGGTCTGATCCACTGCGGATGACGCAAGAATAATCAAAGGGGGCATGTCGGTGCCGACACATCGACGCGCTCCCTTTTTTTATTGCCCTAATCAACCCGAGACAGAGAGGAAGAACATTATGGGAAAGATCACGGAAGACGAGCTGGCGATGCTGAGCCCCGAAGAGCGAGAAGCCCTTGAGGGGGAAACGGAAAACAAGAGCACGGAGGAGATCAAGGCTGAAGAAGAGGCCGCCGCTGCCGCCAAGGCGAAGGAAGAGGGGGCGGGAGAAGCGAAGCGGACGGTCGAGAAGAAGGAGGTCGAAGAGAAGGCAGCCGAGGAGAAGGCGGCAGAGGCAGCGGAAGTAGAAGCGGAAGCGGAGAAACTCGAAGCAGAGGCCAAAGCCAAGGCGGCTGCAGACGCAGAGGCGGCAGCGGCAGTCCACGCAGCCAAAGAGGCGGCAGACCTGGAGGCAGCGCAGAAGGCGGAAGAGACCGCCACCGCAGAGACCGTCATTGCGCCCAAAGTCGAACCTATTTTCACATTGGAGGCCGAGAACAAGCACGGGACCAGGGAGGAAATCGAAGCCAAGATGACGGCGCTGGACACGAAGTTCGAGGATGGGGACATCACCCTGGCCGCATACAACAAGGAACGCGCCGAGTACGTCGAATCGCTCACCGAGATGAAGATGTTCGACAAGATCAACGCCCAGGTCCAGAAGGCGGCAGCCGAAAAGGGATGGAAGGACTCCCAGGCCGATTTTTTCAGAAGCAACCCAGAGTATTCGACGGAGCGGATCAAGAACGTGTCTTTCGTGGACGCCGTCAACCGGCTCCTCGCCACCGACGAGTCGAAAAAGATGACCGACGCCCAGATTTTCGAGGCCGCAAAGAAAGAATGTGACGCCGTTTTCCACCCGAACGTACAGGTCAAGCCGGATGACAGCAATGAACGGATCAAGGCGGATGACAGTAACGAACGGGTCAAGCCGGATGACAGCAATGTTTTATCCCGTGACGAGAAGCGCAAGGCCATCGAGGCCGCGAAAAAAGCGGAAGACGAGAGGGCCGCGGGGGTCAAGACGCTTGCCAAGGTTCCGGTGTCAGAAGGGAATCATGACGATAACTACGACGCGATTGATAAGCTCACAGGGGAAGCCTACGAGAACGCAGTCGCCAAGATGAGCGATACGGAACGGGCGATCTACGCAGCCCGTCCATAAAAACAGTAGTTCCCACGTTCTGGTTCAAACATAGCCAGCCCGATGATCGGGAAGTGATGGGGGAAATGGACAGATGGTGAAACAAAAAACATTTTCTATCACTTTTAGGAGGATACGCAATGGGACAAACAATCATCGGTGTAAATGATGCCAAGGCCGTCAAGAAATATTCGGCATTTCTGGCAGTGGATGTGGCGCGGGACAGTTACTTCTCCCGCAAATTCATGGGTTCGGAAGGTTCTTCCATGCCCATCCAGGTTGTAAAAGACCTCGAAAGCACGGCGGGAGACAAGGTTTCCTTCGACCTCGTCATGCAGTTGAAAATGCAACCGGTGGAAGGGGATACTCCTTTGACCGGGAAAGAAGAGGACCTGAAGTTTTACTCCGACGACATCCTGATCAATCAGATGCGCGGCGGGGTAAACACGGGTGG